AAAGCCCATCGGTTTAGTACAATGGGGTTTGTTGCTACTACTCAATCTAATGAACCAGCTTAAAATAAAAATGGCTCGTAACCTAAATTTATTATTCATCACCATTACACGTCATTCCCAATGGATCAAGTCGTATATTTATAACTCTAATTCTTCGTAAAATAGCCTCATCCGAACCAAATGGCATAATGTTAGCAGTAAAAACTTTTACAACTCCAGAGGGTAAACTCGTAGTACCATACCTACGGTGTATGTCTTTAACATCTGTCTTATCGACGATGTTAATTTGACTCTCCCGTGGTAGGTGTGAGAAGCCCATATCGTCAAACAAAATCGATCGATGGTAGTCTGGTCTGAATTTTTTTAAGATGTCAATGTGATTGATCATCAAGATAGGCTTGGGCATATGAGTCTTTGCCCATGTAGTCTTGCCGCAGCCAGCAGGACCAACAATTACCAAATTTCGGGTTTCGTATTCCCTGTATTCGAAATCCATCAAGCATTTATGCATGCGACCTAAAATTGGCGTGTCATCCAAAATAGTATGAATATCTACGTTATGAACGGCGTTCCAAAAGAAATCCATGTATTGAAATGGGATCTTTTTCATGCAACAATATTGGGCCCAGTCCACTTTCTCTTCGAATTCTTCACATTTATCAAGCAAACCATCTTGGCCAGTTACAGTTACTTCTGCTTGGTATTCTACGAAATTCCCGTCCTTCATACAATATGTCTTGCTTGCATTTGGTGATCGAGCAACTTCTATTCTTGCATGTAAGTTGGACCAGTCAAAGAACCGTGAGTCTCGGATATCCGGCCTATGCTTTAACTTTAGAAATGCATGGAAATGGTGATCACCGTTTTCATGTTCTTCTAGAGCAACAATTGCATATTCGCAACAAACTTGGGCCTTTATCCAATCCAGCAAATCAACTTTATCGGGGATATTAAAAGTTTCTTTGCAATTTCCAGTAAGCTGCTTCTCCAAGTTGGAATAAGTCAAAAAGATGTTTTTACTTTGAATTCGGAATGCCATCGGATATAAAAATCAAAATATTAATTGCTTATAAATTAAACTATAAAAATAATAGACAGGGGTCCCGGCCGGGGTCGGGTCCATGTTCGCCCTTTGGCCTAATCAAAGCGCTATAGCTGGCAACAATCGTAATCTAAGGACACCCGTGAGGTGTGTCCGCTTAATCACAGCCCAGCGATGGCGAATAGCCGAGCGGGCCGTGCTTGTGCTGAACAAAACAAATAAGTATAAAAATCATGTGGAGGAACAAACTATTTTATATAGTGGAGGAATGGAGGTACCCTTAATAATATTACAGGGTACCTCCCTCCCCACATGATGGCCCGAAAGGGGGTGCGCAGACTGGGTGAGACCCCGTCTGCGCCAAGTCTCGAAGAGACTTGTGCGCCGAAAATTTTTTTTTTTATTTTTTTAATATAAAAGCCCGCGCAAAATATGTAAACAAAAATTAATGCCCCGTGTTCCACCAACACCAAGAAAGACACCACATAAGAAGAATGGGGTTTATCGTCAGTTGTTTAAAGCCGCAGGTTCTGCGACCGAAAAAACAGCTCTTGGAGCCCTTAGCGCTGCAGGATACCCAGGAACAGCGATGGGTATTAGAGCCGCGCTTGCAACAGCGAGAGCGTATCGTCGAGGCAAAGCTCAATCATTTACCAAAACAGCTAAAAAAGGTAAAGGCGGTATCTACCACGGAAGATACGGCGGCAAATTTAAGGCGGCTGTACGAAAGACTGACTCCGGATGGACTCCGTACGCCAGATTCGGGTATGTTGATACCCAAGAATGCAATGGCCTGGTAGCAGATCCTAACTGTGTATATGTTGGACATACTGCACAGGCTACATCTTTTACTATTGTTAATTTGACTAGAAGTTTAATTAGACAATTATTCTATAAATGTATTAATCATGATGCAGTTAATTATAATGAAGAAATACCTGGCTTTTCATTTAGTGACACTAGTAATGTGTTTAAAATAGATATGCTTTATATTGATGTTCCTACCGGGACTGTCAATATTGAAGCTAGTCATACAACTGCTGACAACGATACAATAGATATTATTAGTAATACCTTTAAACCGTTTTTCTACACCTATAGTGCTGGAGCCAATAGCGTAGCAGCATCCAACACTAAACAACCTTATAAATTAGAAATTTATGTAAGAGATGGTAATACCGGTACTTACTGGGATTATCAAGGATGTTTAAATCTTAATGAATGTATGGTACATGTGAAAGCTGTATCAGAAATGAAAATACAAAATAGAAGCTTATCTGCCACTGGCAGTGCTAACATTGATCAAGTCAATAATAATCCTATCCATGGTTACCGTTATGTATGTAACGGTATGCCTAGATCCAGAGATAAATTGTTAAATATATTGGGATCGATTAATGGATTCAAGGGTGTTATAACCAAACGTGCAGCTGAATTAGATCCTTCAGGTACTAATTATGTGGAACCCCCACTCCCAAAAACCTTTGTAAATATTGATAAGTCGTCTAAGGTAAAATTGGATCCTGGTGATCTCAAGAAATCCAAATTATGGTATGAAAAGTCCATGGGTTTTAATACCTTTTTAAGAAAACTACAATACTTGGCAGATGCAGCATCTGACCAAATAGTTAAAAATCTTGGCCAGTGTGAAGTATTTGCACTAGAAGACCAAATTAATATAAACTCCACTGAAAACATCCAAATAGCGTATGAAGTTAACCGTAAAATCGGAACTTATGTAACCTTTAAAGCCCATCGGTTTAGTACAATGGGGTTTGTTGCTACTACTCAATCTAATGAACCAGCTTAAAATAAAAATGGCTCGTAACCTAAATTTATTATTCATCACCATTACACGTCATTCCCAA